ATTATTGCTAAAAAGAAAGTTGTTGAAACTGAATATGAGGAAATAGAATGATTCATGGAATGGAAGATTGCTTAGGGAAACTTAAAGCTATTAAGAGTATGGCGCAAGAGGGAATACAAGAATGTAGTAATCAAGTGGAAAGGCATAAGTTTGAACAGATATCCATGGAGATTAGTTATTTGATTAATGAGGCAGAAACAGATGGAATTAATAAAGAAAACAGTTGATGAGTGGCTAAATGAAATTAACTATGATGTAGATCCTAGCTATGTACCTAGTGAGTTTGCATTAGAGTTTGTTAGTTTTATTAAGCTAGTTAATGGTGAGAGAGGAGAGGAGAATAAGACACCTGTGATTCACTATAAGATGTTGGATCAGATTACAGGTAAGAGACAAAACACAGTTAATATGTGTTCTCGTGGTTTAGCTAAAACTACAATCATGTCAGAGTATTTAATCTTATATATAGCTGTATATGGCTCTATACCTGGGTTTGGAGACGTAGACTACGGTTTATACGTTTCTGACTCTATTGAGAATGGTGTAAAGAAAATGAGACTACGTTTAGAGCGTAGATGTCAGAATAGTGAGTTTTTACTTCAATATTTACATACTGCGAAGTTTACTGATATTAGATGGTACTTTAAGAACAATCAAGGCAAAGAGTTAGTTATTACGGGACATGGTGCTAAAACAGGCGTTCGTGGTACAGTTGAACTGAATACTAGACCACAATTAGCAATGTTGGACGATTTAATGTCAGATGATGATGCTAGATCACCTACAATCATCGAAAGTGTTGAAAATACGGTGTATTCTGCAATTGATTACGCTTTACACCCTGCAAAACGTAAAGTTATATGGTCTGGTACTCCTTTTAATGCAAAAGATCCACTGTATAAAGCAGTAGAATCTGGAGTTTGGTATGTGTCTGTTTACCCAGTTTGTGAGAAATTCCCCTGTACTAAGGAAGAATTCAAGGGTGGATGGGAGGATAGATTCAATTATGAGTATGTAAATAGCCAATATCTAAAGTCTAAGGGTGCAGGTAAGCTAGACAGTTTTAACCAAGAATTAATGCTTAGAATTATGTCTGAGGAAGAAAGGTTAATTAAGGATGGAGATATTACGTGGTATAAACATGCTAATGTTAAGACAAATATGGGAGCATTTAACTTCTATATTACTACTGACTTTGCTACTTCAGCTAAAGAATCTGCTGACTTTAGTACGATTAACGTGTGGGCATACAATAATAACGGGGATTGGTTGTGGGTAGATGGATTCTGTAAACAAGCCCTTATGGATGAATCTATTAATGAATTATTTAGATTAGCTCAGAAATATCGCCCACAAGAGGTAGGAGTAGAGGTTACAGGCCAGCAGGGGGGCTTTATAGCATGGATCCAGAATGAGATGATGAACCGTAATATTTACTTCACTCTTGCTTCAGGTAGAGGTAAGACTTCACCTGGTATCCGTCCTAATAAAGATAAGATGAGTAGGTTCCAACAAACTGCAGTACCTCTATTCAAATCTGGAAAGATATGGTTTCCTGAGGAATTAAGAGAATCTAAAGAATTAGCAGAGATGATTGAAGAGATCTCACTAGCTACTATTAAAGGGTTCAAGTCTAAGCATGATGATCAATTAGATAATATATCTATGCTAGGAGAGTTTAATGCATGGCGACCTTCAGAGCTATCAACAGATGAGCACGCTAAAGATGGTAGCATGTTATGGGATGACCCAGAAGAGGAAGATAGAGGAGATAGTTCGTATTTCGTTTAAAATAGTGGTATTATAAAGCCAAAACTTTTTAGGCCTTTAATATGCTAGTTTCAGATTATCTAGAGTTTCTTACAATAGGTGAGATAAATCAACTAAGTGTTAGTGATATTGGGGGAGTTTCTCCAACTGACATACAAAAGAAAAATGCAAATACAATAATTAGCTATATTAATTTAGCTAATACTGAGTTGCATAAGAAGTTTGCGCTTATTCAAAAAGAGTTAGTATTATCAGAGATGGCTGCAAATACTATGCGAGATATCCCAGTTGATTTCCTATATGCAGTTAGTGCTTCTTTTGCAGATGGAGAAGAGATCCCATTAAACAATGAAAAGGCTAGAATTGTAGACGGAGTAGATCATAATGTTTCTGTACTATTCCCAGCGCCTTTTAAAGCTTTAGTTAAGGGTACTGATAGTAAGGGCAGAACAGATATAAGTATTGTCTATGTTGCCAGTCCTCCTAAAGTGACTAAAAGAAGTGATTTTATTGATATATCTGAAATTTACACAGAAGCATTGCTTAACTACGCAGCGTATAAAGCACATGTCTCAGTTAGTGGAGATATGAAAGCAGAAAATAATACTTACTATCTTAGATTTATTGAAAGTTGTAAAAATATCAGTATGTTAGGGCTTATCAACAGTGATAACATGGACAGTAATACTAAATTAACAGATAGAGGATTCGTATAATGGCTAGTAATTACAGTTCGTTTTCCCCCAATAGTGTATCTAGTAACTACTATGAAACTATTAATCTAGTAGCTGGAGATACATTACCTGAATTAGACGTTGTACTTAGAGACAGCAATGCGGCAGCTACCGGATATACTCTAGATCCAAATGATCCTACCACTTGGCAACCTATTGATCTTTCAAATGCTGTTGTGGAGTTTAAATTTAGAAAAATAGGTGCGACTACTCTTATTGGTTTACCAATAATCTTTACACAACTATCTGGGGATGGGCATGTTGCTCTTTTATTTCCACCAGGTACATTAGATGGACTAAATGGAGACTACGAAGGAGAAATTGAAATTAAATATACTGATGGTAAAATATCTACTGTTAGGGATTTACTAAAATTCAATATTAGACCTGATTTCTAAAAATGGCCATAAGAGCTACAATTGTAGTTGTAAAATCTGAGAATACAGCTACACTTACTGTTCAGCAGCTAGTTGCACAATGCAGTTATATAAAACCTTCTGCCAGTATAAGCTATCCCAAAAATGAGGCAATCGCCTATATAAATGAAAACTCCAAGAATAAGTGGATATACGAGGAGATCCCTTTAAGTGACTTATTCGTTAATTATGTAAATAAATCCATATTTGATGAAACCGAACTAGTAGATCACTTTACTAATGCCTTCGGTTTAACTAAAGAAGACTCTACTGAGTTTATAGAAAACTTCAGTAGAGTAGCACACTTCAGAAGAAACTTTGAACACGCATTTACCTTAGATGATTCAGCTTTAATTGATAAGGACTTTTATGGAAATAAAGGTAATATATTTGATTTTGATGACATATATGCAGCGTCTTTAGGTAAAGGGGTAAGTGATGACTTTAGCCTTGGTGAGGAATTTGCTAGAGTAGTACAGTTCTATAGAGAGTTCTCACATAGTGTTGAATTTACTGAGCTGTATTCAGCTGACGTACAAAAAAGTATAACAGATACATTAGATGGGGTTGCTGATGAAACTGTGAATTTAACAGATACTATAGAAATAGAAGTATTTAGTGGCATATCACGTCTTGTAGGCGGTGGTATGGTCAATACACACACGATAGGGTAATGAATACTTGTATGTACAATGATAGAAACAGAGAAACTCTTTCTGATACAATAGTTCCAACGCAAAGTGCTGCGGATATTGTAATAGAAAAATAAGCGCAATAACGTGCACAATAAATGGTGCACCAGTAAACGCACACACAATAGGATGACAAAATGATTAAAGATAACTTAGCACTAACAGGTGCACTAACGATTGCAATCAACGACAAGGTTGTACAGAAAACAGATAACTTAGTAGTTACCTCAGGTAAAGCATGGGTTGCAGGTATGATGCAAGGTACTGGTTCAGTAATGTCTCATATGGCATTAGGTACTGGCACATCAGGCTCTGCAGCTGCTGGTGATACGGTTTTAGGAGGCCTACCGGCAACTTCAGCTGAATTAGCAAATTCTCGTCAAGCTTTCTCAACATCTACATCTTATGATGCGACTGCACGTACGATTACTTATACTAATACTTGGGTAGCTGAAAGTGCAGCAGGAGCTCCTACAGGTTCTGGTACAGGAGCAATTACTGAAGCTGGTATTTTTGATGCGAACTCAGGTGGTACTATGCTTGCTCGTACTATATTTGCTGTAGTTAATAAAGGTGCTGATGACTCTATGACTATCACATGGACTATCGAAGTATCTTAATTTGTTAAAGGAGTAGTACTATGGCTGCATTGGTAGCAAATAACGCGAGTAGCACTTTAGTAGGTACATACCTAACTGGAGCGACCACGTTAACCGTACTGGCTAACACAGGAGCTGTATTTCCTGATGTAGACTTTGTTAACGATGAGAATTGGTTCCTAGTAACTATAATTGACGGTAATGGGCTTTCGGAAATAGTTAAGTGTACTAAGCGTGTTGATGATGTACTTACTGTCGAGCGCGGACAAGAAGGTACTACTGCTTTATCGTTTGCAGATGAAGATAAAGTAGAACTACGCCTAACGGCAGGGGTTATTAACGCTTTTAGTACAGAAGTAGGTCCTACAGGACCAGGCGCTACCTTTGAAGTAACTGGTGGTGTATTAACTATAACTACTACTCCTTAAGAGGTAACCTGTGTCAATACAATCTGAAGACTTAAAAGAGATTGATAGTGTTATATTTAATAATAGTACGCTAGATGCTATAAAGACTGTTAAGCTAAATAATGATATTATTTGGACTAAGTTTAAGTTGAAAGGTAAGTTTGAAGATGGTAGCTTTTACTTTTTTAAAAATATGCAATTGCATTTGTACAAACACACAGATGCTTCAGGTGAGTTAGCGATTACCCACCAAGGCGTATCTATTTATATAGATGAGAATGGTTTTATGTCAGCACCCTGGGGTACAGATGTAAGTTGGGAAGAAAAAATCGATGTAGGTTTTGACCTAAGAGAGTTCGATTACTTAATGGTAGAAGGTTACCATTACTCTGAATCTATGAATATATCAGTCACGGGTCCAATTGTGGAAGATGAACTAATTGCATCAGCTGTTCAATCAGATGATGCAGTAGCTATGACGAAACACATTGTCTTTTTAGAGAGTATTGATAATGAAATGGGAGTTGCTGGTGCGTACACAGGTAAGTACGGAGAATACTATAGAGGAGCTAGCTCTGCCTACCCACCTGATGAAATACAAGCAAATGATGCAGTATCTGCACTGAGACAAGTTGTTTATTTGGACATGAATGGTATGTTTTACATCGATAATACTATAACGAATGAGTACATATTAAAAGTTTGTGCTGATATGACTAACTCAAGATTGTTTATAGATACTTCACCTTTTA